ATCAAACCTATTACTCCTATTTTTAAAGATCCTACTCCAATTTTGACTGGACTCAATATGATTCCTGAAATTCCAGAACCTAATTTTCAAATTAAACCTCTTAATACATGGGAACAAACAGTAACTGAGACCCCTTTTCCTAGTGTATCATGTGAAGTTGACGAAGTTAATGAAGTTAATGAAGTTAATGAAGTTAATGAAGTTAATGAAGTTAATGAAGTTGACGAAGTTAATGAAGTTGACGAAGTTAATGAAGTTAATGAAGTTAATGAAGTTAATGAAGTTAATGAAGTTGACGAAGTTGACGAAGTTGACGAAGTTAATGAAGTTAATGAAGAACCAACTTCTAAACTTGATATTTCTCGAAATATTGAAAAAGTAAATGTTCCACGTATTGATTCTGAAGAATTTGAAGTTCTCTCTGCTGAAGATGCCGAAGATAATGTCATGGAACTTAAAACACTTCAAGAAGATCTTCTTGAAATTGAAAGCAATGATGATAAAGAAAAAACAGTGACTTCAACGCGTAATTATTTTTGGGGTTGGTGGTAAGTATATAAACTTATTTAAATTGTAAGAAATTAATATAGGTAGTAACCATTATTAGTTTAAATTCTCAATTGAAAATATCAAAAAGTGGTTATTTGTTGAATTAAATTCGAAATTGGATTGATGGTAAGTATATAGTGAGTTCAAGTTGTGGTTTGAAATTATAAGATATCAATATAGAGGTCTTCTTTATTGATTTGATTTCATTTTATTTATTAATTATAATTAACTATCTATTGATCATAGTATTCTAAGATGTCCACACTCAATGTAGATTTAAAAAAATTCGATATGTCATCCATAGCTGATGATAGTACGGTTATTATTATTGGTAAACGTAATACTGGTAAAAGTTTTTTGACTATGGATTTTATGTATTATCATCAAGATTTACCTGTTGGCACTGTAATTTCACCTACTGAAAATTATAATAACTTTTATAAGGATATTGTTCCCAAAATTTTTATTCATCAAGAACCAACTCCTGAACTTCTTAAAAATATAATCAAACGACAGGATAGTGCCGTTCGTTCACATCGTAAAAATAAGGATACCGACCCACGCGCATTTTTAATCATGGATGATTGTATGGCTTATGCTACTGCGTGGGTGCGTGATAAAATGACTAAAATCATTTTTATGAATGGTCGTCACCTCAAAGTATTAACACTAATCACACTCCAAGATTCATTAGGTATTACTCCTGAACTTCGCACTAATACAGATTATGTATTTATTTTACGTGAGCCTCGTGTAAATATGCGAAAACGTCTTTATGAACATTATACTGGTGGTATGTTTAAATCGTTCGAGATTTTTTGTAAAGTATTAGATTCATGTACTGAAAATTATGAATGTCTTGTTATCGATAATAAGACACGTTCTAATAAATTAGAGGATCAAGTATATTGGTATAAAGCTGAATCTCATGAATCATTTAAAGTTGGTGCTCCTGAAATTTGGGATTTTTGTAAGGAAAATTGTCCTGATGAAGATGATACTGGGGATAATGAAGAGGATGAAAATAATTTGAGATATTATAATCCAAAAAAAGGACCTAATCTGCTTGTCAATAAGATTAATCCTTCTAAACCACGACCTAAAGTTCCATATAATTCAGCGCGTCGTAGTCGTCCTAATAATTCAGAAATAAGACATTCAGTTCCTCAACATCAGTATAAAGATCGCGAACGTTCACGACGTATTAATTATTAATTAAGAAAATAAATATGACATAAATATTAAGATATTGTGTAATGTTAGTATATAGTGTTATTGAGTAGCTAATTATGATTAGTTCAGCTCGTATCAGAAAAGGTTCACATAAACTTAAAAATATAATAAAAAAAGATAAAACTAAAAAAAGTTCACGCAGGGGAAAAACCGTTAAGAAAAATAACTCTACTTCAACAAAATCCAATAATAATAATAAAAATAAAATTAGAACTGATAGTGAAACTACACCTCATTTAATAGAAGAAGCAATTCGTTCTACGCAATTATTTACAATAACTAGTCCAAACAAAGGTTCTCGTAATGAAAAAGCGTTCACAATTAAGGAACGACTTAATAAAAAGAAAGGTACGACTATTAAAGATGAACGTCTTAAAAATATGACATGGGGTATTGGTTTGGAACATGAGATGCATCTTTTTCATATTCCTACATCTGAAAGTAGTTCTAAAATTGATGGTTTTATTGCATTTGATTCTTTAGAACCATCACTTGAATTAGTTGAAAATAATCAAGATTATCCACTTCTTTCAATTCCTGATAAAGAAGATTTAGAACGTATTCCTTTTGAAGCATCGGGACGTAAATGTCATGGACATTGGGTGCTACGCAAAATTCCTATCTCTATGCCGGAATTTGTTACCACCGATCCTTTTGGTGTACGTGGCAAACGAAAAATGGATTCATATGTTGATGAATTAATGCAACGTGAAAATAAATTTATTGAACAACTTAATTATATTCCGATTGTTCGACAACGTGTACGTCGTTATGGACCGATTGCACCATATCCATTTGGTATGAGCAATTATATTAAAGTTTCCAAACCACAAACACGTATGAAAGGAGATAAATATTCTTTTGAAAAAGAATTATATGAAGATTATACTGGAAGTTATCATGTCACTATGACATTACCATTTGATTCTAGTAAAACAGATACTTCGGATCAACAAAAATTTTTACAAGCACATGAAAATTTTGCCAATCAACTTCAATGGTTGGAACCACTTCTAATCGGTTCTTTCTTTTCAGCTGATCAAAAAGCAGTTGGTACCACTGAAAAAAGAGTTAAAGGTTCATTTCGTGTCATGATGACTGGTTGGGGAAATTTAGCTGGTAGTGACGTACGTAAATTTAATATTGGTGTCGGTCGTTATGCTGATATTAAAGCTAATTGGCGTAAAGGATTGCACTTCCATGGAATTGAAAAACTTAAACATTGTGATAATGTTACTATTCGTGAACCTGGCGCTGTTGCTGCTCTTAGTAGTAATTTCCGTACTTTTGGTAGTACCGATCCATCACGTCCATGGCATAGAGAATCTGGTATAGGTATGACAATGCCAAATGGAATTGAATTTCGTATTTTTGATAATTTTGATTCTCGTTCACTTATTCATTTGTGTCGTTTCATTGTATTTGTAGCAGAAAATAGTCGGATACATCAATCTGATGGATATGTTTATGAAAATCCTGAATGGATAAATGCAGTTCAAGAAATAATGAAACATGGTTGGAAAGCTCAATTAAGTAAAAAATATATAGAGCTTTTACGTAAAAATTTAGGAATTAAACTCAAAACTAATTCTCTCAAAGCATTTGATATTATGATTACCATTACTAATGAATTGTACCATTTACATCGTGATGGTGATTGGACTTACCTCATGACTGATAATATTGAACAACCACTTCATATTCCACAGGTTAATAGACGTAGTATTGAATATGGTATAATTATGATGCTCAATTTAGATAAAAAATTTGCCACCAAATTTTATCAAATGGTATATGATTTAGATTCCAAAGGTATAAAACATAGTGATTTTGAAAAACATTTGTATAAATATTTGGATAAACAAAACTGGGAAACTGGTATAGATGACGTCCTTTATTTTGGTGAATCATATGGTTTCTTTGATCTAAAAGAACATAATGGTATTATCATCGAAATTAAACCGATTAAAGAAAATATTAAGAACATTGAAAATCCAAGTGAACTCATTAAAGCTCTTTGGTTAATCAGTGACCCAGTCTTTTATCTTGAAGAATATTTACCCAATATTCGCCCACATCTCCTTAAACGCATTCACGAAGCTGGTATCCATGTTTTTGGAGGAACTACACATCCACATCAAAAACACCATTAAACGAAATAAGTCTATAATTATGTAGAAGCATTGTGATACGTTTTGTTAGACTAATTAAAAAATGAATTAAAAACAAGTGATTAATAAATATAAGATACTTGTTTTGTGTATAGATAATTAATATTAATAAATGGATAAATATGAAGTGTTGAGGAAGCTTGGTTCTGGTTCTTTTGGTGAGGTTATGTTAATACAGAAAAAAGAAAATGGACATCAATATGCTCTTAAATCAATTAAAATTGAGGAAGGCAAAGAACGATTAGATGATTCATTGTTGGAAATTGATTTATTAAAAATTATGAATCACCCATATGTTATGAAAATGTATGATGATTTTAAAATAGACAATAAAGTATTTTTAGTATTAGAATACGCAAATGGGGGTGATATGTTTGATTTGTTAGTAGTTCATCAACGTTTATGTGAAAAAGATGCTAAATTTTATTTAGCTGAAATATGGTCGGCATTGCATTATTTACATGGGTTAGGAATAGTTTATCGTGATTTAAAACCCGAGAATATTTTACTTAATCATGGACATGCTGTTTTAACCGATTTTGGATTAAGTACAGTTAATAAATCCAATCACGATCATACTGTCCTTAACGATTACTTAAAAACAGAATGTGGACGTCGTTATACGTTGGTTGGAACGTTTGATTATAGTGCTCCAGAAATAATATTAAAATTGGGACATAATAAACTCTCCGATTGGTGGAGTTTTGGAATGTTGATATATGAAATATTAACGGGTGATTTGCCTTTCACTTTGGATTCCAAAAAAGAAGCCAAAAATTTTATTAAAAATTTGGTGTTCAAAAAAATTAAAGCCCCTAATTATTTATCATATGATGCAAATCATTTAATGAGTTGCTTACTTCAACGTATTCCTGAAAAAAGAATTGAAGGAAATACTATTAAAACACATTCTTTTTTTTCTGGTATTGATTTTACTAAACTTGAAAATGGAGAAATAAAACCACCTTTTGTACATTTACGTGTTAAAAATAGTAGAAGAAAAAATTGCTCTGAAAAAGAAAGAAGTTTAAGTACTTCAACACGTAAAGATTCGGAGTATGATACTGATACCGATATGAGTGAAAGAAGCTACATTCTTTAATTTGTAATTTATAATTTATATTTTTTTAATTAAGTCATTCGAATGACTTAATTAGCCGTTAATTCGATTAATGTTAATTATTATTTAAGTTATTATCATCGATGATATCAATATCATTTTCAATAGTTTGGTTTTGATTTTGAGTATTTATTCCTAAAATATTATTAGCCTCATTTTGCACTTGTTGAACTATTGAAGGATCAATATTATCCATAATTAAATTTATAGAATCTTGTAATAAACCCAATGGATTATTTTGATATTCATTATTATTATTATTATTCATCAAATTTAGCATTACAGTTTGTATATTACTCATAATCTCATTACGAAATATTTGTCCAGCTTCACTACTATTCAACAATTGTCCAACAGATTCCATTGACATATTTTCGTTCTCAATGTTAATATTTGGATCTATTTGTGAAACAAATTCCCCCAATGTCGTATTCTGACTTTCAGTACTGAGTTCTCTTAAATCTTCCATAATTTGATTTAAATTATTTTCTGTTTCGTCATCCAATGGTTGTTCTTCAATTTCATCTTCATTATCATCGCTATCGAAATCATTATCATTGTTATTTTCGTTATCATAGTTGTTACGCCATCTTATGTAAGAATTAGTATTGGAATTAAATATTTCTTTTTGAACTTCATCAAAAGTTTGTTTATTCAATAATTGATCATTATTATCATTGTTACTATCTGTTGATTCTTCGTTGTCACTTGTTGGTTCTATGAATTTTTTACGATAATATTCAACATCTTGCATTTTTTTAATATTATTCATGATATTTGGATCGATTCGCGGAATTTTATTTCCGAAATTTTTAACCGTTATATCATCTGAAAAACAACAAAGATTAATATGTAAATTTTCCAAGACATTCTCGGCTTGAATAACATATGACATTGTGGAATTGATTTCAATAGTATTTTCCCAAAAATATTGCATACCATAATCAGTCAAAATATTAATAAAACACTTGGGATCTTTTCGTGCTTTTTGGTAACAGTTTTCACAAATTAAATGTAAGTGAAGATATTCAATAGTGTTATTGTAATAGTTCAAACTATAGTAAACATCATTTCTATCTTCATCAGTTGGTCTGGGAGGAAATTGATGAATATAAAGCCGACGCCCTTCATTCCGTCTATTCCGATAATAAACTCGATAGAACGAAAAGTGTTTATCTAAAACGTGATTACATTTAGCTTTTCCTGCTTTGTATGTTTTATTCATTATTTTAAAATTGCCATTCACATTTATACCAGAACGATATTCCTCAATATTTGGAGTAAAAATGTAATAAATTATTTCAGATGGTCTCTGATATCCAGCTTGCTGCTGCTGATGTTCGCTTCTGTTAATCACATTACATTTCGAATAAAAACAAGAGGGAATATTACCATTGGTCACAATAAAATTTGCATTTCTACGTGTTGCCATTCTAGGACCATTATTTACTAAAGTATCATGAAATGAATTAGAATCTTCACTAGATGCACTATTATCAATTACACTTGCCATTATATATATATTTGATAATTAAGTCGACACAGTTTTAAACAAATATATAGAATTCAATTTTTAGAAAAGAATTATTATCACTGATTTCTTTCCTTTTTTATGAAAACTTTAATGGCATATAACTATACGTTCAATCTAAGTTTAAATTATACCTAATTTTTTTAAAAGACTCATATTGGTAAAAAATGTTTGATTTATTTTTTATTCTATTTATTTGCATGTCATTAGTGTTACTTATACCAATTATTATTCATAAATTTTTCAAATTTTATAATTATGATATTAGTACCCGTTTAGAAAAAGAAAATAAAGAGAAGCAAAATAGCATTTCAACTAAAATACCGTACGAATCTGATCTGCAATCATTTTCTTCAATTCATTCAAATGAGAACGGCAACATTATTAATAAGAAAAAATCATTAGAAGTAAAAAAATGTGCGGAACTTTGGTCTTTAAAAGACCGTGATATAGCACAGACTCTCGATAGAGTATTGAACAAGTCCAATCAGCCCAAGTATATGCACATGTTATCGGTTAAACAACTCGGTAAAAAATGGGATTTAGATAATTTAATGGAATTAGTTGGTGAAGAAAAGGTTGCTATTACAAAAACTAAAAATTCTGTGTTAAACTATTTTTTCGCAGATTCAATGAAAGAACAAGAAATGACATGGAATGATTTTATTATTGACGGAATTAAAAAAAATCATTCATCAGATAAGTTAGTTTCCTACAACGCTCAAAATGAACTTCCGGATAAACTTAAACAGGATATTAAAATCATCGGGAAAAAAGATGTAATTAGTGTGCTATTAGAAGATGAAACCAATACAGATTGGTTTCCAATAGGTTATCGAACTGAAAATCTAGTGTATTGGTTTGGTTTTGACCGATATTTTACTCCACTTCATTATGATCATGAAGATGGATTACTATGTTGTCTTCATGGGCGTAAGGATGTATGGTTATTAGATCCAATACATACTGATAAAATAGGTGGTTCTGATGTGTTCGTTTATTCGGATATTTTCGATATACGAAAACGAGACGATTTACCAGGTAGATATCATATAACATTAAAACCAGGTGATACATTATTTATTCCTCAAGGATGGTGGCATCATGTTGAAAGCATCCCAGAACTTGGTTTAGTTAAATCATTAGATACTAAAGTACCGTATCACTTGGCTATTACATTTTGGCTATATCCTAAAGATAAAGAATATTCTTTTGACTATCAACTTGATAAGATAGGTAATAAACAAAGTAAAATATTTAAAAAAATGGTAAAAGTAGAAGATTTGTCTCCAACTGATAAACAACGACTTGAATCAACTGGACTATGGAGTCCATCCGAAGGTGATAATAAAGAGATCGAAAATCCTTTATTTACCGATAAATATGATTAAGATTTATTGTATATAAGATATAGGATATGAAACAAAAAGTGATGAAAATAAAATTGAAAATTATCATTGAAAATTAATCGAAACCGTAATTTTATTGGAAAATAGATAAGTGAATATATTGCAAATGTCGAGCAAAATTTGGAATTACCTCTTTACATCACACAGTGGCATTCAAAATTTAAGTATTGATCATTCGAACAAAGAATTTGTATATCGAGTGTATAATCCACAGCTGAGAAATCCAGTTATTGATTCGAATGGAAATCAACAATATGATATTGTGACATCAAAGTATGTACCAGAAAGTAGCAATATTATCACTAAATCAAAAGAAACTAAATGTATTAAACCTTCCAAATTCAAGACTTTTGATTTGACAGTAGACGGAAATGAAACTGAAGATAAAACTCGAATAAACATTAATAAAGCTATTAATAATTTTAGTAATAGCACTATAGAAAACACTAATCAACAACAAAATATTAAAAATATTAAAAATACTTATCTGGACTTATATTTTACCGGTATATTTAATAAGTTTAAGTCTGATGATATGAATATTGAAATTAAATCTAAACAAAAAATCTCTCTATATGATAATTTAGTAATTAAAAATAGTAATGGTGATGTGTTTCGCTGCATTGAAGAAGCCACTTTCAGCCCCGATTTCTTTTCTTATCAGTATTAATTGAATATTGTAATCAGATATTAATAAAATTGATCGTTAAAGATTATAAACACATAAATTAAGTTTAATTTAGTAATAAATTAGACATAAACACATCATAAATAATGGTCAAAAGTAGTAATAATATGAAGAATGCAATTAAACAGTCGCCACCCAACTTTAGTGACAAAAAGAAATTTCCACATATTAATCTAGTCACTCATTCAGATACATTTCATTTGGATGAAGTAATGGCAACTGCTTTTGCTAAATATATTTGGGGAAACGAACGTATTGTAGTAACACGTACACGAGTTTCCGAAGAAATTGAAAAAGGTGATATTGTTCTGGATGTAGGACAAGTATATGATCCTTTATATCATCGATATGATCATCATCAAAAAGGATTTACTGAAACACTAAATGAAAAGCATGGAATTCCATTGAGTTCATGCGGTCTCTTCGTTAAACATTTTTATCATGAACTTATTAGTAATTTTTTGACAAACGAATATAGTAATCAATGTGACGAAATTGATGTTTACGAATTAATGGTTTATCTGTACGATTCTCTATGGGAAGCCATTGATGCTAAAGATAATGGAATTCCATATGCTTATCTCAAAAAGACTGATAGAAAAACGGAATCAATATTTGCTGACACAGAAGAAAGCACATATGAATCAGATTCAGAAGAATCTAAAAAACATCAACCTGTTTCGTGTGACCGTGATGGTGATTATAGAATCGAGTATAATTATTGGGACAATCTTGATTTGGGTTCGGTAGTTCGTAGTATGAATGGTCCTGATGTATATAATCACGAAGATCAACTCAAAAGATTTATGAATGCTACTGATGTTGCATGGGTATTTATGAAACAACTTATGATCGGAAAAATCAATCGCTTTCTTCTAATGAAGGAAGCTGATGAATTGACAATGAAAGCAATGAAAACACGATTTGAATTTCATTCATCTGGTCAGATTTTGTATTACAATAGTGATAATTATCTCATTACAAATGCTATCAAACGTTATGAAAAAGAACATTCGGATGAATTTCCAGATCATAATTCAAAAATTA